CGAGTCATGGGGCGGCGACAGCAACAACCTGGCGTTTCGCTTCACGGCGCTCAATCTCAAGGAAACGACGGCCAAGGCGGAGATCAACAAGCTCGCGCTGGCCGGTACGCCGTGGAAGACACCTAATGAGGCGCGGATCGAGGACGGTCGCGAGCCGCTCAAGGGTGAGGAGTACGACGACTTGATCATGCAGACGCCACAGGGCGCTGTGCGGGTCAGGGACATCCCGACGGTACGGGAGCTTATCGAGCTACAGGCCCAGAGCCGAGGACGGCCTCCGGGCGCGCAATCGCCAACAGCGGGATCGAAGCCATCGGCCCAGAAGTCGCTCACGGCGGGAGCCTCACCGGACGACAGTCCCACCGTCTCACTGGAGGAATAAGTGGCAGCAACTGTGACCCTGCGCGTCTACACGGGCGCGAGCGCGGGAACCGAGTCGGCATCGGTCTCCGGTATCGACTTCGAGAGCGCCGACAACGCGACCAACTCGTTGGCCAACCGCCAGGCCAACCCGATCACCGTGGGCACCAACAGCTACGAGAAGTGGCTCAAGCTCAAGGTGGATGCGGCCCCGGCCAACGGCGTGACCAATTTCAAGGTCTGGGGTGATGGCGCGGTCCAGACATCCACTACCCTGAACTTCACGGGGGCGTACGTCACCGGTGCCACCCCGACTACGGGCACGAGCACCGTCGCCAACGCGGGCTTCACGACGTATACGTCGGGGAACAAGGCAACGTGGGACAGCGCCGCATACACGGCCACGAACGCGACCACCAAATATGCGGTGTTCCAGCTTGCCGTCGATGCAACCTGTGGTCCTGGCAACTGGACCCAGGAGACGATCTCGTACAGCTACGACGAGACGTAGGAGATGGAAATCGGAGTTGGGACCTTCCTGCTTCTCCTGCTGGTGATCGTCGTGATAGTGGTTCTCGTCCGCCGATGAGCCTCACCGTGCTCTGTCCATCCCGTGGGCGGCCTGATGCAGCTTGGGCGTTGTGGGACTCCGTAGAGGCCACACGCCGGAACCCGCATACCCGCTTGGTGTTTGTTCTCGACACTGATGACGAGACGATGCCTGAATACATCCGCCCACGGGATGGACGCGAGCTGATCGTTCGTCGGCCAGAGCATCCGAACAACACAGGCATGAGCGCCGCGCTCAACGCCGGTGCCAAGGATGTGCTCGCTCAGTGGCCGGAGGAGCGTGTTCTTGGGTTCGTCGGAGACGACCATCGTTTTCGCACGCCAGGCTGGGATGACATCTTCCTGGAGTCGCTCAACGACCGACCGGGCTTCGTCTACGGGAACGACCTGTTCTGGAAGAACGGGGAAATCCCGACGCAAATCTTCATGAGCGCCGGAATCGTGAAGAAGCTGGGCTGGATGGCGTTGCCGACGGCTCATCACCTCTATCTCGACAACACCTGGCTGGAGCTGGGTCAGGCCACCGGCTCGATCCGGTACTTCGCCGATGTTGTCGTGGAGCACATGCACCCATCGGGTGGCAAGGGCCAGTGGGACGATCAGTACCGCAAGAACAACTCGGAGGCCATGTACCACCATGACGCGACGGCTTTCGCGGAGTGGCGCGATGGCGAGCAGTTCATGGAGGACGTGAAGAGGGTCCGCCAGGCGCTAGTGCAGAAGCAGCGGGTCAATGCTGCGTGAATGCCCTCTTCTCGAAGGTCAGCGATCGGCTGACTGAGTGGGCGGGGTCGCCGTTCGCGGTGCTCCTCGCTTTCGTTGGTGTCGCGGTCTGGTTCGTCACCGGGCCGCTGTTCGATTTCAGCGATACGTGGCAGCTCATCATCAACACGACCACGACGGTCATCACGTTCTGGATGGTGTTCCTGATCCAGGCCAGCCAGAACCGATCGGTCAAGGCCATTCAGCTCAAGCTGGACGAGATCATCGCCTGGATGGATGCGCAGGAGCCGAACGAGGCGATCGGCGCTGAGGAGAGGACGGAGCAGGAGATCGACGAGCTACGAGAGAGAGTGCGTAATGGACCCGAAGCCAGCGCCTGAGATCGATGAACTCGTTGCTCTTTCTGGCATCGAGTACCCCAATGGACATCCGTACACCCACATCACTTTCGTAATGGTGGTTTGGAACGATGCAGTCAGAGCAGCCAAGCTCCTCGCCTACGTCAGGCCCTACTTCGAGGCCCTCGTCGTGGGGGTCCAGGAGTCACCGGACGACACCCTCGAAGTGGCACGATCTGTTGCCGACGTGGTGGTGGAGGACGTTCACCACGGATTCGGGGACGCCACCTTTGGCCCGAAGCTCCTGCCCCGTGTGCGAACGCCCTGGACGCTGAAACTTGATGCTGATGAGTGGCCGAGCAAGGACCTGCTCGACTCGCTGAGCAGCGCGACCTGGTATGCCGATCACAAGGCACATACACGGGGTGCCTGGATACCGTTTCGTTCATCGGTGGACGGAATCGAATACGAAGAGCAGCATTCCCACCTGCGACTCTTCCACACGAGTGCGGGCTGGCCCGCCCATCTGCACTCTCGACCACCTATCGAAGACGGGATTTGGTGGCCGACCGGGCACATTCGTCACGATCGCTCGCTCGACGAGATGATCCGCGACTACCTGGAATACCTGCGTGTTGGCCAAGGAAACAGGCAGGTAACCGATCACAATGAGCTGATGATTCGTAGCGCCTGTCGCGGCACCGCCGAGAAGAAGGGCTGGGAGTACGTCAGGTCCCATGAGTGGTGGCCGCAGGTCGCGTCCATCGTAGGCAAGGAGGAGTAAGTGGCCGCTGCAATCACAGCGCGTTCAGCAACCGGGACGGTGGTCAACAAGCTGACCTTCGCCCACATCAGCGTGACCGGCGTTGACGACAACGACTCAGACGGTCTGGAGAAGCGGTACTACCTCCAGGCAACCCTGGCTGGCCAGGACACCCTCCGTTCGCACGTGTTCGGCCCGTCCTCGGACGGCAAGCACACGTGGGACAACGTGATGTTCCCGGTAGCCGGAGCATGGTCGGTGACCCTTCGCGATGTCGAGGATGACTCGACCGTAGCGACGTTGGCGCTGACTGTTGCGTGACACCCCTTCACGGGGGGCGGTCACGGGAGTTTCAGCTCCAGTACCACCTCGGGCGTAACGACGCACCCGAGTTCGATCAGGGGCAGCCTGGCCGCATAGACCTGGCGCGCTTCCTGATCGAGAAGATTCTGCTCAAGGACCTGCACCGTCGCCCTCTCCGAATCGTGGAGCTGGGCTGCGGTGCCGGTGACGTATCTGGCCCGTTCAGCCAGAAGGCGATCTACACGTATCCGCGTGGCGACATCGAGACCGTGGGGATCGAGGTTCATGGCATCGACGTTGTGCCGATCGCCAAGGAGAAGTGCGCGGCCCGGTGGCCAAGCATGAAGTTCACTTTGTCACCGGTGGAAGATATTGAGCCAGAGGACTGCGACATCCTGGTGATGACGGAGTTCCTGGAGCATCTCGCCGATCCGATGGCGGTGGCGAAGGCGTGGATGCCACATGCGAAGTGGGCTGTCATCGGACACCCGCTCAACGAGCCTGACCCGCCCTACGAGCACGGCCACTCGTGGTCATATACCGAGGAAGACTGGCGCAACTGGTTTGCGCTGACCCCGATGCCGATCTGGGAGATGTTCAAGTTCCCGATGGGCTACTACCCCGAGATGATCATGGGGCACGGCGGGACGCCGTAGGAGGAGAGGATGTCGCTCACGCCGTTCCAGAAGGCGAGCTTCCGGTTTCACAACCACTCGTCCGACCAGATCAGGGACCCGGAGACGGGTGATCCTGCGCAGGTGACGCCTGCGGCCAATGTCGCCTTGATCGCTGATCCGGCGAGCGCGACGGCCCAGGACGCCGCCGAGAAGGTCAACGCCGTGATCACCGCGCTGATCGACGCAGAGCTGATGGAGGCTTCGTGATGGACGCCGAGCCAGGCGAGGTCCTCGTTATCAACGACGAGGGGGACCAGGAGTTCGTCGCACCTGAGCCGCAGCGTGCATATGAGTGGTACGGGCCGTGGACGGGTTCGGCGGGTAGCGGCAATACGAGCGAGACGAAGTGCGCTTGGGCGAGTGTCGCCGCTGCCTCTGCACGCAAGTACACGGGACCGTCGGCGATCAATATTCACGGCATCCGCGTAATGGCGACGCCTGGTACGCCAGGGACGATCGGCCAGCTCCAGGTCAGACTGCGCCGTCAGGCATCGGTCGCATCGCCGCCGTCCGCCTCAGCAGGCGACATCTTGAAGACGATGAATATCGCCGCGCCCGTCTCCGGCGTATATCAGTTCGACGAGGTGATCAGCGTGGCCGCAGGCGACGATATATGGGTCACGTTCCGCGCTGACAACAGTTGGGACGGTGCCGCCGTCGCGTTGCTGGTGGACGTACTGGCGTCGAGAGAGACCACTTGAGGGTTCTGGTAACCGGGGGCGCAGGCTTCCTGGGCCGTCATTTCGTCCAGGCGCACCTGGCTGATCACGATCAGGTCGTGAGCATCGATGACTTCTCCGGCACCGACATCGCAACCGTGCCGCAGGACGTGCTCGATGTGACCGAGCGGTGGGACGTGATCGAGTGGTTCCGTGACGCTGGCGACGGGTACGACCTCGCCTACCACTTCGCAGCTCCGGTCGGTGGGCGGATGAAGATCGAGGGTGACCCGATGTTCAACGCGCACAGCTTGGGCATCGATGAAGCGTTCTTCCGCTACGCGATCGATCACGTCGATCGAGCGGTTTTCCCCTCGTCCTCCGCCGTCTACGGGCGGGCGCTCCAGGCCGACACAGACGCAGGCGCGCTCCAGGAGTGGTTGTTCAATCCGCAGAACCCCAACTGGTTCGCTCCCGATGAGATGTACGGCTTCACGAAGCTAGTCGGGGAGATGTTGGCATGGAAGGCAGCCGCCTACGGTCTCAACACGCTGTGCATCAGACCTTTTTCCGG